GTATGTCTTGTCTGGCTCATCGTCAAATACAAGCGGTTTAGGGACTTCAGGTTTAAGCCAAGCAGCGATATCACGAACTTTTGTTCTTATATCGGTAAGACTTTTTTCTAAAAAGACTATTTCGACGCGTATCTGTCTCATGTCATACTCTGAGTCTGTGTAGTACGCTCCAGGTCGTCCGGGGATTGTGATAGTTCGAGATGTTATCTTCGGGAGTATATCACGTTGTACGCTTGTTACAATTATGCCTTTGGACGAACTGTGTATACCGTCGTAAGTAAAACCATACGCCATCAGCTATTCACCCCCAGAGCTCTTAGTGATCCGTTTTGCAGGAGGAAGAGACTGCGTGAAATAGTGCGACCATCGAGTTTTAGATTGATTTCGATGGGTTGTTCATATTTTTGTGAATCACTGAGCCTATCAGAAGTGTTTGATGATATTACTAGTTCCGAACTTGTATTTTCCAACATGGATATTTGTGTGGCAGTGACAGGTGTCTCAAGAGCCATGTTTAATGTTGCTTGCAATTTCGGTATATTTTTCTGTATACCTTCATTGAGCATATCCATCAAATTAGGCATCCATTCATCCGCATATTTACCTGGACCTGCCTCTGCTGGCGAATGGAAGCCCAAAAATCTTGAAATGGTCGAAGCAACATTTTTAACAGCACTTGTAAGTTTGCCAATCATGGATTTTATGCCTCTAACAATGTTACCAATCAAGTTTTTGCCCCAATTGTACGCATCTGATACAATCGAAAGTACCTTTTGTTTTGCAATGTTGAAAGGCTTTACAATTGCATTCCATATTCGGCTGCCAATGGATTTTATAGTGCTAACTATTCTGTTCCAAATCTTGGTTATTGTGCTCCAAATATTATTCGCTATTGTCGTTACATTGTTTTTGGCAGTGTTAAACAACGTCGTAATAGTGTTTTTTATGTTATTCCATGTTCTAGAGGCTGTAGTGCGAATAGTGTTCCATATTCCCGTGAGAAAAGCAGCGATTCTATTCCACAATGTTACGAAAAAGTTTGCAATACCGTTCCATACGCTTTGTGCTGTACTTGCGATTGCATACCATGTTTTTCGCAAAAATGCACTGATTTTATCCCAGTTTTTATATAAAAGTATTCCTACAACGATAACCGCTGTGATAGCTGCTATAACTATTCCAACCGGTCCAGTTATCAAGGCAAAAGCACCTTGTAAGAGTGTCCAAGCCTGCTGAACCTTTATAATTGCACCTGCAAGAGTTCCCAAAACCACGAGGAAAGGCCCTATAGCCGCAATAACAGCGCCTAAAACCAAAATTACGTTTTGCATTGTAGGTGAGAGTTCGCTAAATTTATTAATCCAATCTGTTATTTTCTGAATCATCGGAGTAACTACAGGTAACAGTTTTTCACCAATCGTAATGGCAAGTGTTTCTACTGTGGACTTAAAAGCCTCTAATGCACCTTTGGATCCCTTCATTTTGCTTGCTGCTACATCTTGTGCTCCACCTGCTTTGTTGACGGCTTGGCTCATTTGATTCCATGCATCTGTACCACTCATCAGAACTATATTTGCAGCACGAATCGCATCCGAACCGAATATAGTCGCAAGGGCTGCGTTCCTTTGTTCCTGCGAAAGTCCTCCGAGCTTTGTTGAAAATTCTTGTACCAATGCTGGAAGTGGCTTCATTTTCCCATTAGCATCGTATATCTGTATGCCAAGCTCTTTCATTAATTTTGCAGCTTTGTCAGATGGCGATATCAGCGACATAAGCATGGACTTCAAACTTGTACCTGCATCGCTGCCCACAATACCGGCATTTGCCATGAGTGATATAGCTGTGACAGTATCTTGTATACTCTGTCCTGCCATATTTGCAACCGCACCAGCAGCCTGCAAAGCATATGCCATATCTGTTATTTCGCCAGCGCTAGCATTTGCACTGTTAGCTAATAAGTCAGCTACTTTAATTGCCTTATCGCCAGACAAACCAAAAGCATTTAGAGCCTGTCCTACGATTGTAGCTGCTTCTGCGTTGTCTATTTGTGCTGCAGCCGACAACTGCAATGTTGCCTTTACAGCTTTGAATGTGTCGTCTATGCTCAAACCAGCTTTGACAAGCTCAGTCATAGCTGCCGCTGCATCGGTTGCCGATGTACCCGGGAGAGTGATATCATTGCCAAGCTGTTTTGCTAATTTGCTCATTTTTGCCATTTGTTCAGACGTAGCACCGGATACAGCCTGAAAAGTATAGCCCATGCTTTCAAAATCTCCGGCTGCTTTTATAGATGCTCCTGCTGCTGCAAGTAGTGGCAATGTAAGCCCTACCGTTAATTTTTTGCCTAGCTTTGTAAATTCTTCTCCTACTTTTTTTAGCCCGCTAAAACGGTCTTCTACACTTTTTAAGCTGTCTTTTACTTGTCGCATTGCTTTTTCAAAGTCGTCGATAGAAGCACCTATGCGTACAGAAATATTTCCTATTTCAGCCATATCATCACATCCCGAAACGTTTTAATAGCTCTTCCCAAGATTTCTTTTTGTCTTTGATAGGCTTTGTTTTCTGTTCTTTTTTCTTGCCAAGCAGTTTTGACGGCGGTACAGGACGTTTCAGTTTACCTGTATAGCTTATAATATGTGCTACAGCCCATGCTACTAAGTGTAGTTGCTCTTCTTTTTGAAATTTTTTCGCCTCTGCAATGAGTGTGATTTCATGTGGTGTCAAATTCCAGAATTCATCAATGGATATTCCTAGTTTCAGACACTGAAGGAGGTAGTCTTCCCAATCCCAACTACCTCCTTCATCTTTTAGTTTTTTTGTTTTTTCACCTCTTCTTGCGGTCCAAAAGCAAGCTCAAACGCTTTTGCTATAGCCTCACTTACTTTCTGTAAGCCTATCTCGTCTATTATCTCGTCTGTCTGTTCAATTGTTACATCTGGCATCTGATGCAACAATCCTATCCTGAATATCTCTGTTAGTTCGTTTATTCCGACGTCGCCTTGCATTTTCTCTCCAAGTTTGCTAATAGACATTTCAAAAGTTTTCTCTAACATCCGCAATGCTTTGTTGTTATACTTCAATGAATAAACTTTGTCACCAACTTTAACATCATATTGCGCTATCATAAGTTATTCACTCTCCTTACGCTGTCGTCTTTGTTAGAGGACCTGTACCCTGCAATGTGCCTGAATATGTCGCTGCATCATCATAAGGCGCATCAATTGGGAAATCAGTCAGGTATGCCTTGCCAGTATACTTGTTGCCTGCTGGCGTGACAAGCTGCACCTGCAAAATCTCATTATTCATGTATGCATCCTCTAGCGCTTGGTATCCTGCATCATCTTCCACTATCAAGCCGTCAAAGTCGATACTCCAATTCCTGATTGTTGGCAATCCTTCATACCATCCGTTTGAATCCTTTGACGTTATATCCGCCTCATCAACCTCACGATTGAGTGTTGCGTTTTGTTGCCCTGCTACTGTTGTCCAAACAGGCGCTGATTCTGTTCCTGTATTTACCTGAATAATAAAATCAACACCAGTTACTGCTGGCATTTATACCATCCTCCTTATTCTTGAATTTTAAATCTGAATCGCACAATACCATGTCGATACCCTTCTGGGTCTCGCATGGTTTCTACCACGTCTACCCTTGCAGACACAACAAAAAAGCCCTCAACAACCAATGGTGTTGAGGTAATGGCTTGTATAACTTGGTCTATTATTTGTTTTGATTCCATCATGCCTTTGTACTCGCTCCAAATATGCAACGTATGTGTCACTTCTTGCCCGTTTTCTAGTTTTGTGCTCCAATCGACTGCCGTGTCTTCACCAAGTGTGACATACGGCATTTTTGCACCATCGGGCACATTGTCATATACAGGGCAAGTCAAATTCGCCTTTAGGCGGTCGTAAATCGCTTTTTGTAGGGGTAATAATGGCGACTTCATTTTGCCGCCTCCTCAATGGCTTTTTTAAGACCTTCTTCAAATTTAGGTTTCTCTTCTTCGAATGCTGGAAATAAAAAGGGCTGTGCTGCCATTTTTCTTGTGCCAAATTCTACATAAGGTGCATAAGGCATATGAGGTCCTATTTGCGCAGACATTATGCCGTAAAAATCTACTGTGATAGAGTTTCGAAGTGCTCCAGTCCTCACAGGGCATCTTTGTTTTGCACCAAGCTGTATGTTCAACGCCGATTTACCGACCTGCTCTTTTACAGCTTTGCGGAGTTTAGCATTAGTAAGGTCAATTCTGCCCAACGTTTCTCTAACTCCTTTTATGTCTATCGTTATTGATGTTTTAGGCACTTGCTACCACCTCGCTACATAGAAGCTCTAACCACTGATGCCGTTCTTCTACGTCAAGAACCGCTTCTATCTCGAATATTCTGTCTTTGTATAATAGCCTCATCTGCGGCTTTATTCCCGTCCGATAGCGTATTGTAACCTTGTGACTTAGCTCGGATTGTACCTGTTGTGCTGTATACCTTTCGTTGCCTCTTAAAGGCTCTATAGCTGCCCAAATAGTAGTTATATCCTGCCATGTTTCTATTGTGCCGCCATAACCATCATCTGTTTTTACAAGCTCTTGCAAGGTTACTCTGTGCCTTAATTTTCCAATCATAGCATCATCACCCGATATGGTCGCAAAAGCGATGCAACCATTGGTGGTATGTCAGCTCCTGCTCTTGCCTGTACTTCATATTCCACCTGTGGCGTTTCCCCTTCTCTTGCCTCATACATATGTGCTATCAACATCAATATGGCCTGTCGTATGGCCTGCGGCACGTCACTGGCGTTGTTGCCATAGCCAGAAGTGTATCGTATCACTAAACTAGCAGGATTGACGGCATTAATCGGAATTTTTGCATAAAAAACATCCTGCCCTACTAAAGCATAATTTTCGGTCGAGACTATTTCGCCATCCAAAATAACCTCATTTATCGCTTGAACTGGAGGTCTTGGTAGATACACTTTTCCACTAGCTGAATCCAACGCAAATTCCCATGTCTGTGTGATGAAGGCACGTCGTGTATATTCTTCTGCCTTCTGCCTTGCTGCTGTTATAAGCGCACTAATTAGGCTATCTTCTTCGGTTCCGTCCACCCTTAGATGTAGTTTTACTTCCTCCAGTGTCACTGGCTCTATTGTCGGTGGTGTCACTAGCCTTAGATACATTTTCTTTCACCTCGCTTGGCCCTTGCAGGCTTTTATCCTGCTCGGCCACTCCAGCTTGTATCCATGCTTTTGCTGTTTTATCATCAACATCCACAACAGAACCGGGCGTAAAAGCCCGGTCTGCTGTTGCAATGCTCCTTAATATCCTAATTCTCATCATTAATCACCCTTACTCTGCTGGCACATTTAATATTCTTAATGCGTCTGGTCTAATTACGCTGGCACATTTAATATTCTTAATGCGTCTGGTCTAATTACGCTGCCACCAACTCTGTAATGAACCTTGAAGCCTATGAGGCCAGCTTCAGCATAAAGCTCGGTTAGTCTTTGTACAGTCATGCCTAATCTATCAATTATCCTGTATCCGCTTCTAACATCGCCGAATATTGCAACTTTAGCAGCAGTCCCAGCAGCAGGTATCTGGGGTATATCCTCTTGATTGTAGATTGGATATCCTGCAAATGTTGCTGGTGTACCTGCCTGCAAAGATGGCTGCCATAAGTATTGCCCGTTAGTATCCTTCAACAGTCTTAAAGCAAGCTCTGTTTTGCTGTTTACAATCAATACGCCATTTCTCCTGTATTGAGCAGGTACTTCATAGATGAGCTTGAGAATGTCGTCTGCTGTAATAGCTCCTGCTTGCCCTGCATTCACAGTTGCTACAGAGCTATTTAAAATACCTTCAGGCTGTTTATTAGCGTGTCCTGTACCCACGACAAAGGCTGTGTCTTCTGCTTCCGCTATTGCTCTGGAGAAAGAATTGGTAATGATGCTCTCCAAAGCAACGTCGGTATCCATCAACTCGTCTTCGCCAACTTTGGTGAGGCCGTAGAGGTCTTCGACGTATTGGAATTCTTCGCCCGGTGTCATGGTAGATTTGGTCAAAGTAGCTCCAGTCTCTAACTTGCCCCAGCCTACCTGTACCTCGGTCAAGCTGCGTCTCCTAATTCTGTCACTTCTGGTCTGACGTACAGTTGCCAAGCTGCGGATGATAGTTATCTTAGGAAGCTCTCTGTAAATCTCGCTCTCCAATTCCTCTGGAATGAGTATCTGCCCAGTTGCATCAGATACAAGTGCTTTGACCTCTTCTGGAGTAAGTACAGATTTACCTTCTCTCATAAACTTGAAAAATGCAGCTTTTTTCTCGTTTGGTTGTCCAACATTTTTGCCATCAACAGGCGGTCTTTTTATCATTGTTTCAAGCTGTGCGATTCTTTCGTTTATTTTTGCTTCGAATTCCTCAAATTCGGCCTTGGTGTAAAACCCTTTCTCCTTTGCCTCGAATTTATCTCTCAGTTCCTTGATGAGATTTTGTAACTCTAAAACTTTTTCTTCATCCATTTAATACACCTCCAATAGTTTTTTAAGTTCTTGAATTGACTTATCTAATAGCTCTTGTGTTTTGCTTTCTGGCGGCTCACTACCTTTCGGAGTGTCATCTGACGGCTCCGAAGCGGCTAGGAGTGCCTGTAGAGCTTGTATAGCTTGCTCCACAAGAGCTCTATTAGCAGACGACAAAACTCTACCTGCTTTCATTTCATGCGTTGCACCTATGATGGCATACAAAAGCATGTCAAAATCGCTTTGTTTTTCTTCCCAAGGTGCTTTTCTGTCCATTTTGTGGTAATAACGTTCTAAGTGTCGTTTTATTGCAGATATATCGCTATCTGGTATATTGACGCCACCACGTGCACCTTGAATAGCTGCAGCAGCGGCATAAATTGCTCGTGGTACTGCCATAAGCCTGCCATCTATCACATCAGCAATAGGAAGCTTGTAGCTACCGAAGTTCTCTGGTTCATCGGAGTTGTACCACAGGAAAGCCTTACGATACTTGCTCCAATCTATTTTGTCTTTGTCGCCGCTCCCATCAGAAGAGGCCCACTTCGCTACCCTCGCCCTGGCCGCGTCCGCATCCCAAGACCTGTCCTCACTTGCAAGCGGTAGGTCTTGGAACGGTACAACTGCCTTGACTTCTGCGACTTGGGCAAGCGGATTCATCGGGAATGTTACAAGCGACCATTCCCAAAGCCTTATTTCCTTCAGAATACGTTTTGTGCCTTCCCATGCCTCTTTAACAGAGTCATAGCCAATAGAAAGTCCTTTTAATGCACCTTGCTTTAAGAGTGCGTAAGCCTCTCTTCCTCTGGTTGTCTCTAGATTTAATTGTCCTTTCACTTTCAAACCTCTGCCGTCTTCATAAGCTTCAAGTGTAACACCAATAGGTTCTGTCGGGTTATGTTGCCACAAAATCGGCATTCTTGGGTTCTCTTGCAGTGTTTTCTTAAAAGCTCCGGGCTCTATTACATCGCCACCCAAATCTACATTGCCAAACACGGCAGCGTAACCTTCGAATATGCCTTGTTCGTCTATAGATTTCACGTCGAACTTAAAACCCTTTTGTTCCATACTATGTCCTCCTTTCTAAAACCTGATAGCCTACCGTGCATTTGCACAGAGGATGAGCTGGCGGTGTATAGGTATATGGCACTTTTTCCGTTGCTCCCGGGAATGTCTCCTCTAGTCCAATCATTTGCCCGTCTAAAGGCCCACAGTGAGGACATGTTCTCTCATCATGCGCTGTAAGCCAAACTTTTACTACTTCACCTCTAAAAAAACCGGCTTCTTTTGCTTGTCGGATAGCTTCAAACTGTCCATAATTGTACGCAAATGATAGCTCCGTTCTTGCTATTCTCAATGCCCTGAATCGGTGCAAATACCCTGCATAATTCAGCACCTGATGTTCTACCTTTTTGAGCGGTAGTCCTTCAGCTATGAGATTTTCTCTGAATCGTCTCACTGCTTCTGCTTGCTTTGGTGTCAACCCAACGACAGGTCGAAGTATTCGGCCTAATTCATCAGGGCTTACTGGATTATCTACAGTGTAGTACCGTAAAATAGCTCTCATTGCTTGATGCTGACTATCAGACAAAGCTACAGCTAATTCGCCACCTCGTGTCTGTATCCATTCTTCTATCCTGCGTCCTGTTGGCGTGAATCCAAAAGGTCTACCTGCGTATTTTTCTATATCTCCTCCAATTTTTTCACCTGCGCTTTGAATCGCCTTTCTCCACTCTGGCTCCAGTACTTCTACCACAAAACGTGAATAATCCTGCTGCCATTGAAGAATCCATTCCAGTGGCATTTCTTTATCTCTTACGGCATTTCTTAGTTCTTGATATTTGATAGCTTCTCTTTCTGCGTTCCATGTTGAATATAGCCATCGCACTACTTTTGGTTC